CGATAACATGGTAAATAATTACAGCCTGGGGGGTTATCTTGATTATTTTACTCTCCGAAACAGTATGACCGATGAGCAGTATAATAAAATTGCCGATTATCTTAATTCCGAACCGGACGAAAACGGTAATTATTATATTTTGTCCGTCAATCAATATGCAATGGATAATTACAACGGCGTCGGTACAGACGAGATGATACCAATACGATTAGAAATTCTGCGTACAAACGAAAACCATGTTTGGTATGCCGAAGATGAACATATTGAGTATTTTGACTTATCATCAGACAAAATAAGCGAGATAAAAGAATTACAAAAACAAATGGAAGAAAATTACAAAAAAAATAATGATAGCGCTTCCGATACCGTATTAATCGGACCTATTCACTCAATAGGCGATATAAAGAAAAATGAAATTACAAAGGATTTTTTCTTTAACGGAGGCAAGGAAAACGAATTAAAAGAATACAACAAAAATAATCCTGAAGATTCTGATATTTTCACCGCATATATACCTCTTGATGATTTTTCATTTATATACAGACAAATCTACGAAGCAAACCCAAATTATACAGATGGATTTTCATCTGTTGATGAGATGAACTCATATAATCAAAAAACATGCAAGATTTGTATATATCAAAAGCTTGAACCTTTGAAAGCCTGTATGCCTACTCTTATAATCGGCAACAGCATTATTCTTGCTTTCTTTATTTTAATCGGCATTTTGCTTTCTCTGATTATTTGGAGAAACTTTAAAAACAGGGCAATCCGAGAACAACACAGAATAGAAATGACAAACGCAGTTGCCCACAACCTTAAAACACCGCTATGCATAATAAACGGTTTTTCCGAAAATCTGCGAGAAGAAAGCGGCTATCTTACAAAGCAACATTACATAAATGTTATTCAGGAACAAGCAAATGAAATGGATATACTCGTACATAAAATGCTTGATTTCTCAAAACTTGAAACAGACTCTGCAAAACTTAATATAAAATCGTTCAATATTAAAACAGAACTTGAAAATATTGCGAAGAAATACAATGATATTTCAAGTAAAAATATTATCGTAACTGCAGATGACAAGGAAATTTTTGCAGACAAAGAACTTATGGAGCTTGTGTTTGAAAATCTGATTGAGAATGCTGTTAAATACTCAAAAGATAATTCCGATATTAAAATATCCTTTGCAAATAATAATTTCAATATTTCAAACGAATGTGATGAAATTTCTAAAAAAGATTTAAAAAAGATATGGAAACCGTATAACCGTTTGGAAAAAGACGAAGAGGTGCGTGGCACAGGTATAGGACTTTCCATAGTAAAGCATATTCTTAAACTGCATAGAATAAAGCCGTATACCGAATATTCGGGCGGCAGATTGATTATCGGATTTTATATTTAAGGTTATGTCTTGAATTTGCCGATAATCTTAATAAATTATGGTTTAACGCACAAGTTAAGCGGAATAATTAAAAAATTCAGTTTTAAAGGTTGACCAAACTTTTATAATTGATTGGCAAATCAATTTGCTAAACCATAATTACTCAACTTTCATATAAAAACCGCTCTGCACATAAAATACAGAGCGGTTAATTTTATAAGTTAATTATTCTCTTTTAGTTTTCTTCTTTTATGCTTTTTCTCTGTGAGCGGTGTAGCTTTTCGCACAAAATGAAAAAACTTTTCGCATAAAATAGAAAAATTGATTGTTTATAAAAATGTATAATGTTGCAAAAAAATACCCACGCAGAAAATCCAAATCTGCGTGGGTATTTTCATTTTTTATTCATTTTTCTGTTTCCATTTGCTTCTACAATAAGATCTTTACCTGTTTTTTTAATCTTATTTGGTTGATATTCGAGCAATTCTGAAATATCACAGTTCAGAACCTCGCATATTCTATCCAAATGTTCAAGATTAATTCTATCACACATTTCATTATAAATGTCGCAGATAGTTGCAGGTCTGATACCTGTTTTCCTCGCCAATTCTGCTTGTGTCATGCGATATTTGCCAAGAATAGTAGATAAATGGATCTTAATCATAATAACGCCCCAAGTAACATAATACCTTAAAGCGTTATTATTTACATAAATATGTAATATTATTACTAATTTAGTAATTTGTTATTATAACTTCTTTGAATTCTGCACGATTTTCATTTGTTACAGGCAGTAAGTTATGCCTGCTTATGTTTCTAATGTTATAATCTTTGTAAAGATTTCTGATAAAATCACAATCATTATAAGATAGTATAAAACGCCCTTTAATCGCCTTTAAAACGGCATTTAAACGGATATGGTCACCATTATTAAAGCTTACATATTTTTTGTTATAATAGCGTTCTGAGGCTACATATGGCGGATCTATATAGAACACAGCTTTTTCACGGTCATATGTTTTAATAAGTGATTCAAAATCCCTGTTTTCTATTATAACATTTTTCAGCCTTGCTTGATAAGTAGGAAGAGCATCAATTATATTACTTATCGTTTTCACGGCTGTAGCAAACGAACTTCGATTACTGCCAAAGCTGCACTTTATAAGATATAAGTACCGGGCTGCTCTCTGTAAGTCAGACAGCTCAATTTTATTTTCAATCTCATAGCGATACTGATTAAATAATTCACGGGATTGAAGCCAGTCAATTTCAGACTGCAATTGTGAACAATTATACTTAATTTGACGATAAAGATTAATCAAATCACCGTCAATATCATTGAACACTTCCATTTGACCTTTGATTTTATTTTTCCCAAAAAGCACCCAGCCTGCTCCGCCGCATACCTCTATGTAACGCTCGCACTCGGCAGGAATAAGCGAAATGATTTGATTTTTCAGATGACTTTTGCCACCTATCCAGCCTATAAAACTTTTCATTTTGTACCTCCATAATATTAATGTTTGGGGCATTATTATGAAGGGAAAAATAATTTATTTGCTCTCGACCTCCGGC